CGAATCATCTGCAGACACTTTGATATCACCATCTTTTACTTTATTTCTAAAGTTTCTTGACTCGAGATAGATATCTTTTCCTGTCGGAAGATTGGCCAGTATCCCACCTGATTTTGCATCAAAGCACATTTCAACTTCCCAGTTCATCCATGAGCCATCGTCATTACTCTCTGGCACTGATGTTAATCTGTAAGCAGTCCAGAACATTGCTGGATTGATTGTACCAGTTCCATTGGGATGAGGAATCTGCAAACGATTTATCATTGAGTTCCATCGTTTACTTTTCTTCAAACCTGAGGATGACATTGATATAAGTGCTGGCGAATACACTCCATCATCATCAACAACGAACACAAAGTATTCATTTGTTCTGACAACCTCATTACCATTAGGAAGAAACAACTTACCTTTTTCATTTGCTTTGCATTCTGAGGTATCATAGTTTGGTCCACGATCTCCGACCAATCCACCTCTGTCTGGTTTCCATTCAATGTAAGTTCCTCTGTAAGTTACAGGAACAACCATGATGCCTTTTTCACCATCATAGACTTGACGAGAAACATTATCAAAGATATGTCCTGGCTCAGCACCATCAACATATGCTCCATCTCTCTTTTTAACTTGAGGAGATCCATCTTGTAATATCCTCAGTCTTGGTATCATCATGTCATCATTAGACATGTTGTGTCCTGCTTCAGCATCCTCAAGCAGTAAGTTAATGTCAACGATTTCAGTTGACTCTTTTTTCTTTACTTCATTTGCCATAGTTTATCTCCTTATTTTGGCTTTACGACCTTCAAACAATTTGAAAGTATCTCTGGGAACATTTGAACCATTCTCAATCTTTTCTTTTAAAAATGAATTGAGAGTAGCTGGATGGACTCCCACTGCTCTTCTGTAATGAATAGATCTGTCCTGCAACTCTTTTGTAAAGTCATTGCACAACTTATCTTCATCACGACCGAATTGAACCTCAACATTGCTCTTGATTAAATCTGAACCACCATTGGCTCTGAGCCAATCAAAGCATTGTTCTTGGCGCATCTCTTTCTCCATCTTGTCTTCACCTTTTGCTCTAAGTATAGAACTTGCTGATGGTATTGAACCACTGAGCACATCATCAACTGTAACCTTTGCTCCATTGTTAAGAGTAAAGTCTTTGAGATTCAGTTCTTGCATTAGGTCTGGAAGGTCTTGAGTAGCCAACTTATCGAGATCCTGCTTCTTTTGTTTCAATGACAGTTCCAGTTTCACAATCTCTTCTTGGAGATCATACATCTGTTGTGCCATATCAGAAATTGCACCTAGTTCATTTGATGCAGGTGCTACATCATCAAGCAGATTTATTTCACTCATGCTATTTCCTTTCTTAAATTTAAAGCAACAGGCATGTACCAACCTTGTCTTCTATCCCTGTCACCTTTGTCTAGATTGCGTTCCCATCTAAGGACACGCACCACTGGAGAGAACTCACTAGCAATCATGCATACTATCATCACTGCTATTGGGTCTCCTCCTCCTGGCCAGAGAATGTAGTCCTCTGGCGAGAAGTCTTTCATAATCTTTCTTGCTTTCATTATCATTGGAGATGGAACAAACTGAGGATTATCATCAGGTTCAAAAACTATTTCAATTGAACCATAGCGAGATGCATCACTCAAGTCAGGTGTCCATCCGAATTTATTTCTTATTGGTCTGTTGACTACAAATACTTTAGGCATTGTTTAACTCTATTAATTTATCAAACTCTTCCCACATCTTGCCTTGCTTACCATAACTGTCAAAGAACTTTTGTAGAGAGTTTATGTAACCTTGACCGAGCAAGAAGAAGTTCTGAATTGTTATTGTTGGATCATGGCTGAGTGCTATCTGATTATCTTTTCTGAATGACATCCAGCTTTTTATTTGTTTTGGTTTTATTGTTCCCATGTGGCAACAGTTACCTAATTTATTTAATGAGTGTTCAGCCATCATAGGATAAGCTGGAGATCTTATCTTCCAATACAAAGTTTTGTCTTCTAAACTTTTATCCTGTAAAAAATTTAATTCTTTATCTTTCCATTTACATTGAGCAAGATAATCTTCGTCAGCAACTAAATTGTCCTGGACATCTACTTCAATGATAACAGGATCAGTGTTGGTGAGGTAAGCTGATTTGATTGCAAAGAATATTGCATATGACCTTGTCAGATAAACTCTGTCAGGTGCTGATGGGAAGTCTTCCCAGTTGGATGGATTAGTTCCTCTTGGTTGTAATCCTCTTCTTAATATTGAATCAAGATGCTTTTTACTTGTGCCATGAAACAATCTGATATCTGTATTCATAAATGGTTTCCTTTCTCAAATGGATTTATAGTATCTTATATTATTCTAAAATAGTAAAGAAGAAAAGTATATATAAGGAGAGAAATCAGAAAAAATATTTCTTTGTAAAAATTTAGGGAAGACTGGTAACACTGGGTTCATGGGCAGAAAAGTTTATTGATTACAATAAGTTATAGGTCGACCCCAATGTCAAAAGTTAATGGTTTCGTTAACCAGTGTTTGGGATCTTTTAATCTTTTTTCACTTTTTACTTTACTTTCCTGCCATCTTATGCGATACTATATATAACTGAGAAAGGAAATTTATTATGTTAAAAAATTATTTTATTAAATTTAATGTTGATGTTATTGTAAATGGTGATGTCAAGAAGTGGTTTGAGGAAGCAAAGTTTGTTGGGACTGCTCCTCATAAAGATGTTTTAGTTGGAGTGATTCACGATGCTGATGCTTTGAGGTTTCACAACGAGAAAGATGCCATTGACTTCCTTGAGAACTTAAATCCAGAGGATGTTTCTGATATTACTTTTTTAAATAAACAAGGTTTTGAAAAGGTTGAGCCAGAGTTTGTTGTTCATCCTGTATTTTATAAATATGCAAATTTACACATGTATACTGATATTCAACCATATGAGATTGTTAGAATAGCATCTGTTAAAACTATGTATGTTCGTCCTATGATTGCTATGCAAGGTGAGTGGAAGAAGAAAGTTGCTCCTGGAGGTTTTTGTGGTCATGTTGTTAATCAAGGTGATCAGAAGTGGTCTATTGTTTCAGATCCAACTGCAGATGCGATTACCATTAGGAGACAAAAAGATGGATCTTGGAAATCAAAAAATGGTCGTCACATCCTGTCATGTAATCCCAGAAAGTTTTATGATTATAACTTTTAGTAAGTTATAATAAATTATTACGCATGTAATCCTCATAATAAGTAATAAAGTTGAGCCAGATTAATTTCTGGCTTTTCTTTTTTGTAAAAATAAGTATATAATTGTCTGACACTTAATTTTTAGAAATATTAATAAAATTAACATTTTGACATGAAAAAACACCAATCAGAGAAAAATACACCAAAAATGCAGGTGCAGAGACCTGTCAAAGATGGTCCACCTATAAAAACTGAGGCATGGGATGGCAGATTTAAATCAGTTGAACCTATGAAGTATCAAAAACCTGCGAGAGATAAACCTTATAAGTGGAATCACAATGCAACTATCAACTGGATAATGGGACAAGCAGATCCTGTCGGATTTTTGACACAGGTTATGCAAGGGAAAGAAATATTTCCTGTCTACAAAAATGATGATGGTGGCATGATGACAGTTGGTAAAGTTTCTGCAGATCCAGAACTTAGAGTCATGGCTGCAAAGACATTGCTTGGCAAATGCGTGCCAGATTTAAAAGCTGTTGAAGTTACAGCACAAATAGAAGAAAAGAAAGTATTAGATATATCGAGGTTATCAGATGGAGATCTCAACACAATTGAAAGAGTCCTTGAACATGCTGTCATTGAATCAAGTGAGAGCAGAGAAGATGAAGAGGTCATTAAAAGAGTTCACCAAGAATAGTTGGCCAATAATTGAACCTTCAAGAGACTTTTATGACAACTGGCATATAGATGCAATCAGTGAACATTTGCAAGCTGTCGTTCATGGCGATATAAAAAGGTTGATTATAAATGTGCCACCGAGACACATGAAATCAATATCTGTTGCAGTGGCTCTGCCAGCATGGACATGGACAGTCGATCCCACAAGAAAATTTTTATTTGCATCATATGCATTGACACTATCAATTAGAGACTCTGTCAAGTGCAGAAGATTGGTTGACAGTCCATGGTATAAAAGTCATTTTGGTGACATATACAATTTGACAACAGACCAAAATCAAAAGCAAAGGTTTGAGAATGACAAGACAGGTATTCGCATCGCAACTTCTGTTGATGGTGCTTTGACAGGTGAAGGTGGTGACATTATCGTTATTGACGATCCTCACAATGTGCGTGAGGCAGAATCCAATACAGTTAGACAAGGTGTTCTTGAATGGTGGGATCAATCTATGCAGACAAGACTTAACGATCCAAAGAATGGTGCATTTGTAATCATTATGCAAAGAGTTCATGAGAATGACTTAACTGGCCACATACTTGCGAACGAATATGAAGACTGGGATCACCTATGCCTGCCTGCAAGATATGAGCATGACCATCCGACACCTCTCAAGTCAACTTTAGCATTTGCAGATCCACGTCAGGAAGATGGCGAATTACTTTGGCCAGAACGCATTGACGAGAGAACATTAAATATACTTGAGCAATCACTTGGGACATATGCCAGTGCTGGCCAGTTACAACAAAGACCAATGCCAAAAGGTGGTGGCATCCTAAAAGCTGAATGGTGGCAACCATGGGAAGAACCAACCATGCCG